CGTTTAATGTATGGAAGGTGATACTATGGAAAATAATTCTATGTATTATAAAAGTAATGCTATAAGCCTAGATGTACTAAGCGTATTAGATGTTGTTGAGGACGGTAAAGTCGTCTCTGCAAAAACGTGGAAGCACCTGTGGGATTTAGTATTTAACAGTATTAATGGTGTCGACGAATGTTGTATAACTATAAAAACAATGTTCGAGAATGTACAGCAAACTGTAGATGCTTTGTGTAGAACTAGCGCTGAACTTTCACAGAAGTATGAGGCTTTGTCAAAAGACCTTATACACTACGGTGAAGACGCGCCCACTAATAAAGACATTCATATATGGATAAAGCCGCTTAAAAGTGAAGCGTACGTACACCTTGTAACACATGCAGAGCTTGAAACCGAACTAACAAAAGCTGCAAGTAAAACGGCAGCCGCTATTAAAAAAACCCGGGACGAGATTATTTCTGAAATTGAAGAAGATTTTGTAAATCACGCAGAGCATGTTTCTTACGACAATTCTAAAAGCGGTTTAGAGTCAGAAAATATTCAGGATGCCATTGATGAACTTGCTATGAAAACCGAAAACACGGTAAGCATAGACAGTTGGCAGGGCGTGCAGCGAATTGTAGATATGGGATTAGCCTATAAAGCTTTTAAAATCGGTGATGTACTGAGGTGTAATCACAGTATATACGGTGAGCTTTCTTGGGATGTAGTTGATGCTACTACTGAAAGATTAAGCCTTTGTGCTAGTAAAATAATCGACACCTTAGAGTTTGATGCACGAGAAGCACTTTATTATGCTGAAAATGGTTTAACGGCAGGTGTATATTGGTTCTCACTCAATGTTAGACCTTGGTACCCCGATGATTCAAATAAATCCTTCTTATTTACGCTCAATAACGATGTCCCTGTAGGAGGACACCTTGTACTTGATGTAGCACATAATGCCCCTTTAAATGGCTCAAATGTAATAGTTTATGCCGATGCAAATTCCACTGAAACATTGGAAACTGCTCCTATAACGGAAGGAATAGGTCTTACATTCTTAGGCTATGCAGATGGCTCTACTAAAAATCTTAATCATATAATAAGAGCAATTTTGGGTTCAAACAGTTATAAGGAGTCTGCCATCAGACAATGGTTAAATAACGACGGAGAAGTAGGAAATGCTTGGACTCCACAAACGATATTTGATAGACCATCTTACGGTGCTGTTAGACGACCAGGTTTCCTCAATGGCTTAGATAAGGACTTTTTAGAAGTTATTAGTTATGCTGAATACGATACTTTCCAATATGGTGGAGGCGTTACTGGGAGAGAGACATTAATAGACAGGTTTATGTTACCTTCTCGTTCTGAAATTTATGCAGGTGCTGTAGGTAGTAACTCTTCAAACATAGAAGGAGAGCCATTCCCGTACTTTAGTCAGTTCTCTGACCACAGTAGTCCAAGTGTTAATGCAGATACCAACCGAGTTAAAATACGTTTAAAAGATAATAAGGCAGTCGTGTGGTGGACACGCACACCAAATGTGTACTCTCAATATATGGTACACACAATTTTAACAAGCGGTAAATTATCTGATGGCAATGATGCAGTAAACGCTTGGGGTGTTGTTCCTGTTTGTCATATCATTAAGAAGACTGGAGGTAATGCTGATGTTTAGACATTTATCTGATAGAGCACAAAATGTTCGTAACCTTAAAAACACAGAGATACTACTTGCTCGTCAGAACAGTGTAGAGCTTGCGACTTCGGTAGCTTTTGTTACTTTGGCTGAGAATGGTTCTATTGACGAAGTTACAGCTACCGAACATACCGACCTCTTCACTCCTTGGGTAAGCGGTGTAGCGTATACTGCTGGAGCATTGAGACAACACAACGGTGAGTTGTATCGTTGCGTGCAGGCTCATACATCACAAGATGACTGGACACCTGATGTTGCTGCTTCTTTGTGGCGCAAGGTTGGAAATCCTGCTGAAGAATATCCCGCTTGGTCGCAGCCTATCGGTGCACACGATGCGTATGCTGCAGGAGACAAGGTTACTCATAATGGCAAGAAGTGGGTTTCTACCTGCGATGCAAATGTGTGGGAACCCGGTGTTTATGGGTGGGAAGAAGCCACCGAACAGGAGGTGTAACCGATGATAGAAATTGTTGCCCTTGTTTTTAGTGCCCTATTTGGTGTCGGTGGTTTAGTATTTGGTATTATCACAGCAGTACGAAATAAAAAGACTGATGACACTAAAGAAGCCAAAGAGGACGGAATTATCCTCACAGAATTAGGCTACATAAAATCGGGTGTTGATGATATTAAACACAAACAAGCAGAACAAGAAAAACAAAATCTTGCGTTTGTTAGAGAACTCACAGCCGTTGAAGAATCAGCAAAACAAGCTCACAAGCGTATTGATAAACTTGAAAAATATCATTCGCCAAATTAAAAATATAAAGTTAAAGGAGAATTGTTATGGAATTTTTAAATGATTATTTGGTACTTATAGTAGTAGGCGTTTGCTTATGTATTGGATATGTTATTAAGCATCTCATCCCCGCAGATGCAGTAAACAAATTTATTCCGCTTATTATGGCGGCCCTTGGTGTTGGCTTAAATGTGTGGCTTAACTTTGCATTTACACCTGAAGTACTTTTAGGCGGTCTTGTATCAGGACTTGCTTCGACGGGTCTGCATCAGTTATTCAAACAGTTTATCGAAAGGAACGAATAATTATGTTTAAAATTGCATTGAACGCAGGACACGGTTTAAACACCGCAGGAAAACGCTGTTCAAAATCTCTTGATAAAAACCAAACAAGAGAGTGGTGGCTGAATGACCGCATTTGTGACAAGATTGAACAAAAGTTAAAGGCTTATGATGGATATTCCTTAATAAGACTTGATGATACCACAGGCAAGACCGATGTTGCACTTAAAACAAGAACGGATAACGCTAATAAATTTGGTGCAGATTTTTATCTTTCTATTCACCATAATGCAGGTATTTTGGGTGGTAAAGGTGGCGGTGTAGTTGCAATTACATATACAAAGGTAGATAAGACAACACTTGAGTGGCAGAAGGCTTTATACGATTCCATAATTAAGCACACAGGCTTAAAGGGCAATAGAGCCACACCCCTTGCTAAACAGAATTTGCATGAATGCAGAGAGAGTGTAATGCCTTGTGTATTGCTTGAATGTGGCTTTATGGATAGCAAGACCGATGTGCCGATTATCTTAACCGATGATTTTGCTGACAAGGTCGCAACTGCTTGTGTTGAAGTTCTTGTTGCAAAAGGCAAGCTGACCAAGAAGCCTGCTGTTACAGAAACAAAACCCGCTGGCAAACTTTATAGAGTTCAGGTCGGTGCTTTTTCAAAACTTGCGAACGCTGAAAAACTTCAAAAAGAATTGAATAGCAAGGGTTATAGCGCTATTATCGTTTAAATGGCCTAAGATATGGAATAAATATTGACAAATCTCCTAATTCGGTGTAAAATATTATTAGAATATTCAAACCGATTAGGAGGTTTTTATTTATGGCAGATGCACATTTATTACACTATAAAGCGCCGGACGGCACTTGGGTAGCCATCCCCTATAGCGTCCTAAACATATACGACGTATATGTAAAATATTGTAATGATAACAACATCACTCCGGTTGATGAAACTACTTATTACAGTACCTTGGGCAACCTTGCCGAGTATGTAACAAAGCTAGAAGGTATATTAGGTAACCTTGGAAATCTTCAAGAGTTAGTTAACAGCTTACACCAAGGTATTCTTCCGACAACACTAGGAGGCACGGGCAAATCTTTTGCAGACTATAATAAGCTTATAGATAACCTTAAAACAGAGTTGTCACAAAGCACAACACTTGCCGACATTGCTGCGCTTAAAATGAGTGTTTCTAATTTAGATACTAATAAGCTTTCAAAAAACGTTGTGGCGTATGGTAATAATGAACCAGCAGCATTGGGCTTAGCCAACAGCGTTACATATTTCTTTCAATTTTAAAGATAGGATAGGTGATATATATGGCTACGACACTGAAACCCACAGTTTATACACAAACTTCTACAAGCCATTACGAAGTAGGGCTCATAGTTGAGTTCTCTGATAGAGATGAAAACCACGCAATGTGTTCTGTAGAAGTTACACCTTGTTTACGTAACACTGATGCTTCCAGCTCACGCTACCCGCGCTACCGGCATGACTGGACTGTGTCGTTTGCAGAAGAGCACAGTCTTGTTAAAAAATATTCGTGTGTCTTACCAGACGATAACTCTGAAGCAGGTGTGGTAAGCGCAGGATGGTTAGGAATGATAAAAGATAGGTGGTACCGTTGGGGACCTACATATACTTTTACATTTAGGAACGACGGACAAAAGCATTATGTTGGCGTATATTTAGAATGTACGGAAACTATTCCTAAACAGTGTCCAGCACAAGGCAAATGGCTCGAGTATAGTTTTAATACTGCAACTTATAAAATAGCAGCGGAGACACCCAAAAACGTTAGACACCGTTTTAGCGAATCACGTATTTTAACATATATGTGGGACCGTCCAGAGGGAACGCAGTATACTGTGATTGATAGAACTATGCTCAAAGCAGACGGTACAACGATACCTAAAGCACGCTTTCCCTATGAAATAAGAATAGTTGATTACTCAGCATCAGAGGAGATTCCTATTGACGTTGTGCGTGTAGACTATGAAGTATACCACGTGAGTGCCACAGGACACAAAGGTACCGTTGTTAAAAAGAGTGCTGATACCCCATCAGACTGTAAAGTTTGGGTAAAGGTAAATGGCGTTTGGAAGAAAGCCGTACCTTGGGTAAAGGTAAATGGCGTTTGGAAGAAAGCAACTAAATCTTATGTAAAAGTGAACGGCGCGTGGGAGCGCACGATAATGTAAAGCGGCAGAGGTGTTAGACATGAGTTATAGAAGTGAACGTACAGGCGGTATACTTAACCTAGCAATAGACCAAGACAGTCTCACAGTATTTTGTAAGGCTTTAACGGGCAGCGACGCAGATGCTAGCGACGCTAACATATTTAGCGACAACAATAAAATAACTTTAAATAGTAAAAACTATTTATTAAAAAATACACAAGAAGCAAATCTATATAATTTGTGTGACGTCGTTGCAGCCGCTGTAGACGCAGGATATGAATACACTGCTATTGACAATGCGCTAAAAGAAGCTTACGTACAGACAGAGGCTGCTTATAACCTAATAAAGACAGATGAAACACACGACGTTACCCCGCTCACAACTACAGGACATCTTAAAAAATTGGGATTGGATGCAAACCATTCTGTGGTCTATGTAGATGAATATAAAAAATTTTTGACAACATATGATAATATTGTTGGGTCCGCAGATGTGTTGACCGAGCATAAGTCGCCCTCACAGTATATAAATAGCCGTACCTTTCCAGGACTTGCCGCTATAGCTGATAGGCTTAACGGTGATAATCCTAACACTAAAGCATATATTGAAACAAGGCTTGACCCTAAAGGCAATGGTGTAACATACACACACACTTTACATTATATAAATCCTGCTGAAAGTGACCCCGACAAAGCTAAGTGCGCTATAGTAATAGATACGAATGCGCTTGGTCTAAACGCAGACGGCACTATTCCGCAAGCAAATCTAAATAATTGGTACCGCACCAACCATCTTGATGAATTTGCTAATGCTCAAGCGACGTTAGACTCAAATACCAAGGCTGAAATAGACACCAGCAACGCGGTGTTAGAGCAGTTAAACAACATAAGTACAAACAACGCTGTTACCAACAAAACTTGGTCACAGGCTGAGTTAGATGCAATACGTGGCGAAACACCAACCACAGATAGCTTGGCTGTTTATAATAAAGCCAAAGACCACAACGTACTTGATTCTATATCTGGTAGTTTTAAAACAGGTGTAAACGAACAAACAGACTTAGTACAGCGTGCGTCTTTAAAAGAATTACAAGGTATCGCAGATACACTTAATAAAGAAAACCAAGATATAGCACAGCGTGACATTGATTCTCAGACTGCACAGTTGTTAACGCAAATACGCAGAGACCCTGAGCTATACCGAAGCATAATGTCACAGCTGCGTAGTGATGCTGCAGCAGGAACTATTGCAGGTCAACGAGCTGCTAACATAGGTGCACAGACTCACGAGACAGCTGCGGCATACGACAAGTCCGCAGCAGATTTATACAGTAAACTATTTGCAGGACAAGACGGCAGCGTGGCTGACTCTATCCGCAGCAATGCATTTAAGAACAAAACAACTGAACTAGATGATTACATAAACAGCATGTTGTCTAATGCGTCTGCAAGAGTTGCAGCAGAAGAAAGAGTAGCTAATGACTACATCACCCAGATAAATAATCTTAAAACTGCACTTGGTGTAGATACTCAAACCTTTGAGAATTTAATAAAAGAAGCTACTGCTAAAGCAGAAAAAACCGCCGCTAAAAAAGCAACGGATGCTTTGGATGATGTTGAGAAAGCGGTTAGTGATTCACAAAATAGTCTTGAATATCTTGCTAAACTTTTTGGTGTTTCCGAAGACACTATAAAAGATGCAGTAGCAAACAATACGGATGTGTCAAACGCCGTCTCAACCATTAATACCGCTATACGTGAGGGTGTTCCTAAGTCGAGCTACACTAAACTCGACCTGCCTGAGTTTGAAAAATCTAAAAAAGAAGATAACGCAGAGTATGATTCCGTTTTAAATAACGAAGCACTTTGGTCTTTTATTGCTAACCCCAAGAAATGGACAACAGACCAAACTATTCAAGAGTTTGCTAAAGCAAACGGATTCGACCTTACCAGCGAAGGTGGCCCTGATTTATTAACTGAAGAAGGTATGAAGGCACTCTTCAAGGGTTATGCTGAAGAAGCTAATAAAGAGTCTAACCAAATATTTAACGCAGCCCAGCGTGCATACATTGCCGCAGTAACTGCAGGAGACTCTAAGACAACGGACCAGTTGACTAAACTAGCTTCATCTGTAGGTGGTGCTAAAGGTAACTTATATGCCGCTTCCGCACTTGCAAACCAGTACCAACAGCAGACAAACGCTTTTAACACAGGTCGTCAGCTCGCTACAGATTATCAGAATCAACAATCAGCTAACTTAAACAATATAGCACAAAGCGGTCAACTTGCTCACGAAACCTTAAATAAGACACTAGGCTCCGCTACAGATTACAATACTAACACACTGTATGGGTTGTACAATCAGTCTAATGATACGAAGTCTAAGCTGCGTCAGGAACTGGGCGGTTACGCTGATGCGAAAATGAGTGCTGCTTCTACAATAGACAAGTATAAGAGTCAGTTTGATGTCGACACATTTAACGCTCTTTCAGACTTAATGCTTAGCACACAGTCTGCTAATAGATACGGTGCACAAGGCAATAATGCTAATACTGTAACAAAGAAGGCTTTAGAAGCCCAGGCTCAAAGTAATCTCCAAAAGAACAATGCTATACGTAAGCAAAACAACCTAACAGAATATACCCTACGACAAGTAAACCCTAATAAATAAATTTCAGGAGGTAGCCCTATGACACCTAAGCCTCGCTTTTACGATATAGACTTATCTATTAAACCGACACTCCCTCGGTTAGAACCGCCGCGTATAAATCCAACGCAACAGAATACAGACCCTAGTGCTTATTATACACAAGCACTGGGGTTTCTCCCTATTGACACCCGATACATGGTTAACCCAACTAACAGCCTAGCTTATAATTCTATGGCTGATGTTATCTTAAACAGTGCTGCACATAGAGAACGCTGGGCTAATTCGAGCACACCTTGGATGGATGATTGGTGGGCAACACCTATACGTTTAATAGCAGATACCGGTATTTTAATTAAAGACACCGTGTTTGACCCAATAGCACAAGGAGTTATAGAAGACGGTTGGAACGGTTTTTTACGAGGCAGTTCTACTGCATTGATGAATTCACTTGTAAACTTAGGTAACACCTTAGACATTGTGTCCAATCCTATTAAAGGACTTGTTCTTGACGGCGGCGACGGATTTATTAAAGGTTTGGTTGGAGACCATAACGGACGTAAACAATACGACTATATGGACTATATGAATACAGGCAACGGTTCTACAAATCTTATATCCAGCTTAGCCTTAGAAATTATATCAGACCCGCTTAACTGGATTTCGTGGGGTGGTAAAGCAGCCGTATCTGTGGGCGCTAAAACCGTTGCAAACACGGTGTCAGACACTGTCACAAATACACTAAAAACTGCCGTTAAAAAATTTGGTGCAACGAGTTTAGATGATATAGCAGACGAACTTGCAAGCACATCTAAGTTCTTAACAAAAGATTCTGCTAAAGCAACCCTTATAGCTATAGCTGATGAGTCCGGTAAGCTAACAGATGAAGCAATAGATTCATTTGCTGATAGTTTAAAACCGTTATTAAAGAAAACTATATCCCGCGCGGAGCTCTCTGGCAAAGGTAACAAAGCTTATTCTAACTTATCTCGCGACCTTATGCAAAGCGAGAAAACACGTTACAAAGCATCTTTGTTTTCAAATATTGAAATGCCTCCTGCAGTACAAAAAGCGGCAGCACAATATCTTAGCTCAGTTGCAAAAAATGCAGATGACGTGTTGTTGCCCAGTACAAACGCGGCTATTAGACGTGGTGCTCTAGCGTATCTTAATGCTAACAAATTTGAAAGTGCTTTGCGTTGGACAGCAGGTACAACCGGACTCGGTGAAATAGTGTTGCTTAGTAAAGCAGGTGCTAAAGGCACTGGTCTAATACGTAACATCAGAGCCTTAAAAGACCCTGGTGTTGTTAAAACTATATCCGATTTAGAAAAAACCCTAGACCGTAAAACACTTAACAATGCCGTTAAAGCGTTAGAAAAAAACGCACCTATAGATACAGCGTTTATAAACGCAGTATATGAAGTTAAAAACGCGTACAACTTATTTTTAAATCACCAGACATTAAATAAAAATGCTGTAAAAAAAGTTACATACGCGCAAAAGAGTTTCATAGCTCAAATAGATGCACTCGTTAAAGAGTTAAATATAGATGGTGTCGCGTCCTTTACAGATTATATTAAGTACTTAGACGATGCTAACGTTATTGTAAAAAATACTGACGTTGTTAAATTTACTGATGAGTTAAAAAATATTAATAAACTTTTAACAGAAGATTTTTCAGACGATATGGTACGTTTACACTATAAAAAAAGCATCGACGCACATCACTATAAAAACAATAAAGAGTTTCTTACACAGGCTAAAAGTATTGAAAAAAGTGAAAAATTATTACGAGAGTTTAATAGAAAATATGGACATCTCAAAAAAAGTTTAGAAGAATACGGTGATGACTCTTCGGCTGCTATAGCACGTCTTACTACGCCGATAAAACAAAGTAAGCTAGATGCACTTGGCGTTTTAGATGAAGAAATTATTCCGGGCGTATACACTATTTTAAGAACCGCAGAAAAGCCTGACGTGTATGCTATATCTTCTTTTGATGCTCTCGTAAAAGAATTTAGAGACAGTTTAGAAGAGTTTAAACTAAATGATTCTGATATTTCTGTTAGAGATTCACTCATACAAAGTTATGAAGACTTAGTAGAAGAGTTAAATCAGTTTAGAAAATTTAATATAACAGAAGACATTAATACTTCAAATGCCTCTGAAATTAAAAACATGTTTAACGATTCAATGTTAACGCGCACAACGCAAACATCTTACAGTCCTACAGAAATACAATCTTTAAAAGCATTAGCTGATAAAGAAAAAATGATATTGCGTAAGCTGAATAAAATTCCTGAATATAAAAATAAATATTCTAAAGAGGCTGTTGCGCGATATGTAAATTCAGATGAGTTTAAAGCTTTATCAAAAGAAGACCAACAGGTTGCGTTAAAGCTATTAACAGAAAACAGAAGAACTTTTATTTTAAAACAAAAGCATGGCCAAGATTGGCTAAATACTTTAAATAAAGCCGAAGCATTAAAAAATGATATTGCAGTTGCAAAACATAGGCGTTATACACAAAACACTGTAGACGCTGTAGAATCAAACGTGCGTGCTACAACACAAATTATATCACAGGCTATCGAAGAATTACCTGTGTTGTCTGTCAAGCCTTTATCTGATTTTATAGACCCTGCAGATATTTCAAAATATAAGCTAGTTGTATACAGTGTAATAAATCGTACTGCTGCTTTTATAAATAGTATGTTAGGCATTACTGTGGAAGGCGCTGCATTAATACGTACCTTAAACCATGTTAAAGTTACTCCAGCCATATTGCAAACTGCTTATGAAAACACATCTGTTGGTGCTTTTATGCAGTACCTGTTGGACAATGGTTTACTTCTTAAAGAATATAACGTGTTTCCAAAAACTGGTGAGGATGTTGTTGAAAATATAACAGACGCTTTTATAGAACATATGCGTTTTTATGCACAAGACTTGCTTAAAAAAGACCCGCTACGTTATATAGATGATGTTCGTATAGACGAAACATCTTATGCAGCTTATGTAAATTTTATAAAGCAAAGTGATAATAAAGCTTTAAAAAAAGCATTAAGTGATTTTGAATCTTTAGAGGGGTCCACACGTGTAGAAGCTAAATTCATTGTGCAAAATTTTGTGAACGCTGTGAAAGAATATTCAGCCACTACTAGAGAACTATATGATTTATTAAAAAACATTGAAGCAGATGAATTAACTTTAGATAAATATAATATTATTAAAGCTTATGCTTTGGCTGAAGAAGGAAGTGTTTTTTACAAAACTTTTGAAGAGCTTGATGACGCAGACTTTAATTTAAAAATGGCTTATGAAGAAGGTGTCTCATCAGCAACAGAACAAAGTTTATTACAAGATATAAATACAGCGTTAACAAAGTTAAAAGAAATTGTTTATTATCGTATAAACAAACTACACGGTATTTCTAATGGTACAGAACAGTTAGGATTAAATAATTTAGATTTAGCTTTTGAGCATGCAGAAAACTTTTTAAAACTATCTGATGATGAAATAAAAGTTTTAGCTAATTTTAACACTGAAAAAATTTATGATTATCCTGACGCTTATTTAGCAGATTTACTAACAATGTACGAGAACGCTGATAGTCTTCTTTATAAAGTTTTAAACGATTCTGCATACGCAGCTGATGAAGTGTTTGGGGCTGTTGTTACAGCTTCTAAACAGTTGATAGAACGTTTACACGCTTATAAAAGTTTGGTTACAAATATAGCTAACTTAGCACAAGCAAACGGTTTAGAAAGTTTTTACACAGCCGGATTAGTCGATGCACTTATGACTCAATTAAGTAAACATCGTGAAATAACCATTAATAACATATCAAATGTTGTTGATGAAATGATGACCAACACAAATTTATATATACGTAACTTGTTTGATGCACCGTCAACATCAATGACCAGTGTTTTAGGACAAATTGTTACAACGTTATCTAAGAGAACCGATTTACCTCCAGAAGCAAAAGCTTGTGTAGAACGTATTCATAACCGACTTAAATCTGGTAAAGCACACAGTGCCGTGGTAGACGTAGATAACCTCGTAGATTTACTATCGTTAACTAAATATACTGATGATAAACGTTTAAACAATCTTACAGAAAGATTATTACAACGTGCTAAAGGTAAACGTATAGTCGCCTTTGATATTGAGTCTACAGACGCTAATGCAGTAGCAGCACATGTCTTCCAGATTTCTGGTAAAGTATTAGACGATAATCTTGTAGAACTACCTGGTTCTAAATTTAACTGTATTATCAGACCTCCTGCTGGTTATAAACCTACTCCAAATGTTTTAAAAGAATTAACCCAAGAGGCAGATGCGGAGAAATGGTGGAACGATAGTGTTGTAAATGCAAAACATTCCGAAACACAACTTGTTTTTGAAAACATTGACGATGCCTTAAATGCTTTTAAAGCACATTGTGATGCACAAGGTTCTGTTGTTTTAGTGGGACACAATATTAAAGGTTATGATATACCTACCTTAACAAAGCGTTCTAATGAGAAGATAAAATCGTTTTTTAATGATGTAGATAAGTTTGATACTATGAAGCATATGAATAACAACGTTATGTTTCAGTTAGTCGAAGAACAAGAAAAGGCGTTTAAATCACAGCTGCAGCAGCTTTTTGAAAAAGCTTTAATTGAAGACAACCCTGCTTTAAAAAATAAGCCTTTTCAATATAGTGATGTTAGAACATTGTCTGAATTAAAAGCAATGTTACAAGATTTAACAACATCTAACAAAGGTTCTACAAAAATTCTACAAGGGTTTGGCATAGAAGGTGCTGGTGAAGCCGGTGCTCTTGAACAGATTATAAAAGGTATTTTACAAGAGTGGAGCAATCCCAGCAAAACTTTAGGTAAAAATAAATTTTTTATTGTATCTAAATTAAATCCAGATTCATTAGAAGACCAGATACAACGTTATATAAAAGAACTAGCAGCAGATGGTTTAGTTGATGTTGCACTTGGAAAAAATATAATGCAACATTTTGCTGCTAACGTATTTAAAGACGGAGTCATGATTAACCCTGTGCGCGTCATATCTTATGAAGTTGAAGATATATTTGATTTACAGAAGGCGCTTAAAGTTTATAAAGTACAGAGTCTTCGAGAACTTCCTAACGGAGTTTCATTACCTAAGAAAATGTTGCGTTCTACAGATTTAGCTAGGCTTACTAAACATGCAAAATATATTCAACGTATACGTACTTGGATACCTTCTGACTATATTGATGAAGTTATAGACGACGCCCGTTCTTTTCTTAAAGAAGCTGCGGAACACCATAGTTTTATTAAAACATTGTATGATTCACCCGATAACATTACAACAGTAGCCACAGCAATATATGCGTATAGGCTACTCTCAGATGACGTCGGTTTAAAACAAAATGATATGTATAAACACTTTGGTAGGGTTGATAAAAAAATAGCTGATATACGTGGTATAAAAGATTATGAGGCTGCGCCTATACTATATAACTTAGACCCTGACGGTGGTTTACCGGAATTTATTTTCGCAGACGATTTATTTACATATGATAAATTTGTAGATACGCTTAGAAAAAATACGGTGTTTGATGATATTAGAGAATATAACGTTGGACACAATCTTTATAATTTACATGCGGCATTATCTCATGCGCTGTTAGAACCTATACACGCATTAGCTAAAGAGCTTGACACATATCTTGATACATTTGGAGGCGGTCGTAAAGTTGTTGAACATAGTATCCGTCGTTATAACGATAGTTTAGATGCTGCCGCTATTAAAGAAATTTTAGAAAGACCGAATCGTGTAACTGCACTTAAAGAAGAAGCGTTTGCTAGAGGACCGTTTGTTTGTTTTACAACCGATTCCAAGATAGACCTTTCTGATTTTAAAAAAGATGTAGACTCATTTGTGGTTGTTGATAATCTAAAAAACACAACAAGCACGGGAGATGTCACAGGGTATGTGCATATTATCGCTGTTAAACGTGACGTGTTTGCTGCCGCAACAGATATGGATATTGCTCCTGTGGTTATAAAAAACGTACCCGGTATTGATGATACCCTTTATAGTTTTTTCAAACGTGCTCGTGAGTACGCTACTGAAAAGGGTGTTAAAAATATGGGCCACTCTCGCGGAGACATTATGACTACAGACGTGGTTGAAGAAATACACGACGCTTTACGACGCGCAGGCGTACCAGAAGAAGACATGGCCAGTCTTCCAGATGTGGACGTACTTTCAACAGTAATAACAGATGAAAGTGGAAATGTAGTAAGACCCGCGTATTTTGGAGGTCAGGTGCGTGCTAACAACTGTGTTATTGGAAATAATACATTATGGCAGTTTATTACAGATAATTCTGAAGTTTATCATACGACTGACCCCTTTAAGCAAATAGCTTACACAATATCTACGGCCGTATCTAAAAATGAAAAAGATTTAATATACTATTGTAGTTTGATACTAAACAAACATAGCGATATCAGCACTGCTGAAGTTTTTAAAAGTTTAACAAACGAAGATTTGTACAACCTTTTAAAAGAAAACAATGATTTTTGCATGGTTTATATAACTAAAGCAGGTTATTGGGATAAAACAAAATCGGGTTTAGTTGTAAAAGAATTGGATTTAGTGAATGTTAAATCTATCGAACGTGCTAAAAAAATGGGCGGCGTACACATTATACCACGTACACACGCAGCGGAGCTTATGGAAGCGGTCAATGAATTTAAATTACCGTTTATTGCCAGAATTGCTAAGGCAATTAGTGACGTGTATAAAGTAGCATACCTCGGGTCTCTTGGTTTTATTATACGTAATCTTATAGATAGTAACTATAAGACATACGCTTCTTTAGACGGACAAGTTTCATTAGGTAAAAGCGTTAGTCACTTTATACAAACGGTAGGAATAGTTCGTAAACATACTAGTGTTGGACAAGAGTACGCCGCAGCCATGGGCAGGTATTTTGCGTCAGATTTAGAATATGAGGTCTTTTATAAGTTTTGTAATAATTTTAACGATGATGTAGCTCTTGAAGATATTGTTGCAAGTTATCCAGAAAAACTTCAAAGACGCGTTATAAAACAACTTGAAAAATTATCTGAAAATGTTACTGCTACATTAGTTAACAAAGTTAAACCTAATTTACTACAACCAGAGATGTTTTCTATTGTGGATGCGTTTATTAACTATGGGCCTAGCGGTGGTTTAGCTAAAACTATTTTAGCAAATATACCCGGTGTTTCTAAAAAGTTTGACGATGCAGGCATGTTAGGTAGGTTTAACCATTGGATTACGCGTGAAACGCCTATGCGTTTTGTATATGGAGCTAATGATTATATTGAACAAGCAGCGCGTCTTTCAATGTTCTTACAGCGTTTAGAACTAGGGGATACCATTGATGAAGCGAATAGAGCTATTATTAAAACTCATTTTGATTATTCAGACAAAACAATAGGTATGCTTTATACTGAAATTGTATTTCCGTTTATGTCATTCTCTTATAAAAACTTAAACTTTTGGATAGAAATGATGTATAAAAACCCTATGTTAGTCGGTCAAATGGAAAATATTTTTAGAACTATTTTAGACTACCAAGGTCTTTTTGAACCAAACCAAGAAGCTTATCAATCTTATGATTATACCTTTGATTGGTCTAGAGACCTTACTAGTTTTGAAGCTAACGCACCTTGGACTATAATAAATGCTGCAAGACTATACCACATCCTTAATGGTAATATTACTATTAAATCTAGTAAAAATATTAAACATGATTTTGGATATGGTAAGGGACCTCAAGATACAGAGCTTTATCATGTATTTAAACTGAGTCCTTCAGTTTTGGATGCGACTAAAATGTTATTCACTCCGCTTAATTCATATTCTGAAAGATTGCTACCACCATACGAAACGTTATTGAATTTATTTATTAATGGTTTAGTAAAAGGTGAAGACATTGTTGAACAAATGAGTACTTCTTCTCTTGCTAATTCACTACCATATTTTGATACAATAATGCAACGCGTGGGTTACGGTGGAGATGGTTGGCGTCATAATAATATTGGTGTGCGTATACAAGATGCAAGCATTCACCAAGCACTACCATCTGTATTCGGTGCAGCGTATGTACCCGTAAAAGATAATTATTATTGGTATGACTCAGACTATAATATCTTAGGTGGTTTTAAAACCAACTACTATGCTAAGAAAAATTATTCTAACCCATATAACTCAAAGTATCCTTCCTATACTTTGACTCGTATGGCTCAGAATAAAAAGCCTAGAAGCCTTTATGGTGGGTCTAAAACATATAGACTGCGTACTAATCAATATAATTCTTATGTACGACAGACTTCAACTAATATTTTACGACATCGTTTAAAAGACAATTACTATTATTATTAACAAAAAACCCCTCTAACCGAAAGGCCAGAGGGGTTTTAATTATTTATCTATTTTCATCCAGGCTTTGGTACCTGAAATTATAATGTTACGAATACACTCTTCGTCACGTGGAATAAAGTATACTACCGTTTCCCAACCTTTATCGTGCAAAGCACAGAGATAACCAAATGGCGCACCTAGGCCGTACATCTGTTGTTGTACTTGAGTATAGTAATATGGTGGTATACCACACGCTTCAGCTTTAGCTATAATACGGTCAGTACTGTCGGTGTATGCTCTACATTGGCGTTGTAGTGCACACTCTCCAAACTCTCTTTGAAAAGCATTGTTACGATTATAATACTTATCTCCGTAAGTTGTAACAAACTTTGCTTCAACAGGTATTAAGCAATTATCCACACATCCTACACCATCAAAGTTTATAGTTAAACACGGTGTTGTATTAATCTGATACATTGCTGTGGGTTTTATTGGTTCTAGGTTGCCCGTCAGCTTTACATATTTTTGGATAATTAACGGTTCTAAATCAAAACCTTTGCGAACCGCGTCCTTCTTTTTAATAGCACGTTCTTCATCAGTAATTACTTTACTACGTTTCTCAACAATAAGGTCGCTTTTTTTCTTATAGGGGTTTACACCTAAGAGTACGCTGCTATCACTTGCGCCCAAACCTTTGCGACGAGCTAAAGCATATTCATCTTCGTCAAGTTCAGAAACATTGTCAATGAGTATATCTAGCAGTGGTGCCTCTATTGTTGTTCCATCAGACATTTGCATTATCGTCATTTAATCACCTTCCATTTTTAAAAATGTGATAATGTACTGCGTGTCGTATTGCGTCAAGAGTATGATGTGTGTATGTTTCAGTTGCGCCTGAAGTAGGAATATAACCTCTACGATAAAGTTTAATATATCCTTTGTGTTCTAATATATTATTAGCCCACCGCTTTTTTACTTCAGCTGCAGTCTGCATACAATACATTATATTCTTTTTGTAACAATGTAATTGTATAGCACCTATAAGTTTACAGGTTTCCATACGAGAGTTTATTTGGTCTGAAAGTTTACTAGCATATAATAGATAATCTTCACAAACTATAACGGTGTGGTGTTTAGTTAAACGCACCCAATAGTCTATAATATCTATCACACTCTGCCAGTATTCTTCTGCACTAGCGTAATCTTTAGCAAATAAAGAACCACAGGCTATGAATTTGTTTTCACGTGTATCAAACATACACCAACCTGTGGTTCCTTTACCTTCATAAAAGCTACCGCTCGGGTCCAAAGCTAAGATATATTTGTGCCAAGGAATATTACGGGCTTTCATTAGACGGTATCCTTCCTGTTGCAACATAGTCGTTAAGGAATACAGCATTTGCTAAGAGATGTTCAACGCGTGTAGATAAGTTGTTTAATTTCTTCAACTGAATTCACCTCTTGTTTATCAGCCCAAGTAGATGTGGTGATTTCCATATCTGCAACGATTGGGACTTGACCATCTTCCCAATCTTCCATGATTCTTTTAAAATCAAATAAAACTTCAACGCCATCTTCAGGACAAAAGCTCCACGAAAGTTCATCGTGTATTTGCATTTGCCATTTAGTTTTTAGATGATGTGCTTTAGCATAATCGTAAAGCTCACGTATTTTCCATTTTAGATAATACGCAGCACTTCCTTGTACTAACATATTAACTAGCTTGTGTCCAGATACCCCATAGTATCTTATACCAAATAAGTTCTGAGTATTAGAACTTAGCTCAGCTCTATGGTAACAATACTCGTGGTATTTCTTAACCCCTGGAAACGCTGTGTAGTATGCTGCGTCTATACGTCGAGCAGTTTCAGCATCATATTCGGGAAACATCTCCCAGATTTTACGGAATTGTGCTCCGTAGTTTTTAGCAAAGTTTACACGTTTGCCTACATAGCGTAAGTTATGAAAGTCTGGGTGTGTTTCATCTATACCGAATGCAGCTTTAGTTGTCGCACCGTGCACATCTGTAGGAGACCAGGGTTCGTTAGATTCATTACAGAACCACGTGCCGTCATAAGCAGATGTAATATGGTCACGGTTTGTATAGTCAAACATAGTTCCGTCTTCTCTATGACACTCATAAGGCATATAAGCTCTACAGAGATTAAGGTCAGGGTGTCCAACTAATATAGTATAGAAGGCTTGGAAGCGTAATTCAATTTGAGAATAATCAAGATAAACTATTGCAGTATGGTTTCCTCCATCAACACCTATAAGATGTCTAGGATGAAACAGTGTTACACCGTCAACAGTTGTAATACCTTGCTTAGGGAACTGTTGAAAGTCTGAAGTAACTCTGCCGGACACCGTACCTACTTGGTTGATAGTAGTATATAAGCGATTTGTATGCTTTAAGTCTTTAATGAATCTCATTATATAAACACTATACCATTTCTCTAATGTACGTAGTTCTTGTATTAAACTAATAATTTTAATACAATCATTATCCGGGTCGGTGTGTTTTAAGTCTGCTTTAACTTTAGCCATAACATCGTCGCGTGTTGAGTCAATACTTACTCCACGCTTTTGTAAGAGTTCTAACACTTTAGCGTGTTGTGCTATGCTAAATCGTTCTCCAACAAGCTCTATTAATTGAGAACGTTGTTTTTGTATATACTCTTTTAATTCTTTACGAGCTTGTTTAAGGTACGGTACATCAGCTTTAAAACCACAACGTTCCATTTCATATAATGGAAATACGAGTTTTTGTTCAAATTCTACACCGCGCCAGTTATTACGAGCGTCTAGTATAGGTACAAGACTTTCATAGATTTCCAATACCCACACAATATCGTAATGGCCGTAACGGATAACAGTTTCACGGTTGCACATAGTATATGGTATCATATCTGTTTTAACCAAACCTGTTACCTGTTCACGAATCTGTGTAGGTACATCAAGCTGTAACCAGTCGTCATAAGCTTGACGTGTTTTAGCATCTGGAAAGCTATTCTTATCAGCAATAGGGTCGCTTAATATTTGGTTAATAACCTTAATTGTATAACTTTTAGCGCCATACTCTTTAGGTGGAGCGCCACATAATCTGAGACGCTCCTTGAGTTTTGCGTTTAACATTTTAGCAATGGCAGTCCGTTCGGCTTGTATAAGCTTATCGTGGGACTTAGCATCGGGACTGATGTAACGAGAAGCATAATCCTTCAAGCCGAGCGGAGGCCCACCATTTGATGGAGTTAACGCATCGTGTGCATAACGAATATAAAACATAGTATCAGAAACATTCTCCACTATGTAGGGAGTTCCATTATTAGTGAGCATGTGTAAGTCAAACTTACAGTTGTGTGCTAGATAAAGTTTAAAACTTGCTACACGTTTGTGCCACTCATTAATAACAGCGCGAGATAGTTCAGGTTGTTTCTGAATATCTACTACGTAGGTGTAACCAATGTGTTCAGTCGGATGTAAATAGCCAAACTGAAATAAGAACGGCTTAGAATTGATAATATGCAAACCATCTGTTTCAGTGTCAAACGCACCAATAGTTGGTTTGAGTTCGTCTAACTGTTTAAGCATTGCATTAGCTTGTTCGTTAGTACGAATTGTTACCATATTCCAATTACGCATTGTGTTCACCTACTCTTAAAGCTCTTGTATTTCTGTTTATACGAGTCATACCTAACCTAAAGCGTTCGGTTGGTACAATGTCGTGCGTCTGATAACGTACGAATAAACCTCTGGTTAACAACATTAACACTTTATTTAGCTCATCGCTTGTTAAACCAGTCGCAGCTGACAACATGTTCTTATTTGTTGTAGCACATTGTTCTAATTGAAGCACTAAACTAGGTTGTTTCATATAGATTTCTTGTAGAAGTTTAACACCTTCGTCGTCTATCTCACTAAAGAGTCGTTCATGTTCTACGTATTCACGTAGTTTAAACGTAGGATTATCATATAATTCGATAAAAAATTGTGCAGCAAAATCTACACAGTCTTTAGTAACTATAATATTTTCATACGTTTCATCTGTACACACGGTGTAACCTGCAACGGCTATAGCAAGACGTGCAAGTTTTTTCCATGCCTCAGTACCAAATATTTTAATATGAGAATCGTATTGTTTGTTCAACTCATTTGCTTTCTCAATAATATAATTAGATATTTCGGGAGATAGTATTATTTGGTCTGAGGTACGGCTCCATATCCAACGTAGTTTAGTTTGATACACGCTCTTGTCAAGCGGTGCTTCAGGTTCCCATAGTGGATTAATTTGACTAGTACCTCTATCAGACAATACAACTAATAAATCATAACGTGCAATATCTTCTGCAGAGCCTACGAGTTCTGTGATAACAGCAATACCGTTAGGGTATGATGCTATTGGTTTAATTGTACCATCTGATTTAACATTAGTTAATGTAATCATTCTGACCATAGCAGGCATTGTAATTGTACCGCTTACACGCGCAATACGCACTTCATTAGAAGACCTTATATCTGTGAGTTCTTTCATAATGTTATTATTACTTTTACCGAACTCTTCAAATATAATAAGTCCTCTATGGTTCTGTGGTATAACACCCGCTCTAGTTTGGAAGGAACCATTAACTTTATTTGAACCGCCTATCAATCCGGGTATAGTTGCAGAGTTACCTGCGAGAGAAGTAAATGTTCCTAACTCATAGGTAGTGCGTAAGGCTTCAGCTGTACTAGATTTACCAACACGAGATTCGCCTACTATCATTGTATCTAAGTAACCTCGTACATTTTTAAATGAACCGAAGTCAAACTGTAAGACAGTGTGGTAGGCTAAATCCATAGCTGTAATAAGTGTGTTGTTACCGTTGTACCCTAGTAAGCCTTTAACTTTTTCAACAAGTGCGGTAGCCCTATCCTTTACAGTTTCAGCTAAAGCTTGTACTGTTTGTAGGTGTGTAATACGTTCAGGTGTTAATTTGAAATCATTTACACTGTCGGTTGCTTGCACTGCGTTGGTAATTAACATAACAAGCTGTGCACCTTTATAAGGGTGTGGTACTAGTTTGTAAGTTGCGAGATACTTCTTACCACTTTCAAGCTTCATACCTACACTATAGGCTGTGAACTCCATAGGTATTGTTTCAGCACTTGTTGTTTCAAATAAGTCAGTAACATTTGCTTTGTATACAGGACGTTTACTATACTGTTTAACAGACACATACTTTTCTTTTGGAGGTATCTTTAGGATGTGGCGAATATTTTCCACGATAGTCTCCGCTTTAAAGTTGTTATCTACTAAATGTAACACATCCTGTATTGTATCTTCAGACAACTCCCAATCTGCACTTTGCCCTACGGCCATTAGGTCATTGCTTCCAGCTAATCTAAACTTTTCAGCTATAGCAGCTGAAGGAGTTAAGAAACTGGAATCTGATACTGCTACAACTTGAATGTTTGAACGCACAAGTTTATTAACATATTGTGGTTTTGTTGCAGTGAGTAAGTCAATGATTGGTAAAGACGTTTGTTCTGCAGCACTACATTCAAATGCGGGAGTGTCTTTGATATAACGAATAAGGTCATCTTTGGTTTTGCCGTACTTCATAAAGAAGTCAGTGATGTCTTCTCCAGATTCTTTACAAACTTCATGGAAGCTTGTAACAATCTTTACAGTATGAGCAATACCATACAATTCTGTGGCGACTTTAATTGCGCCAGTTTTACCTGCCTCATCATTGTCGTAACATATTGCTACGATTCTGTCTCGGAAAGGCTCTAACATTTTAGGACGGGCTTGTTCTCCACCTGTAAAAGTAATGGCATTAAGCCCATGGGACCTAGCAACTGCCATATCTTTTTCACCTGCACAGAGTATAGTTACTCGTTTGGGTGAGGTTTCTTTCCATATGTCAAATGGAATAATTAAACCAGAAGGACAGTTAGTTCTGCTTTTTACTTTAGGTTTATTACCCGGGTTGTACTTACGCACATCAAGCAGGTGGTCATACATAAACACAGGGAACATCAGGTCGTCTGTATCTGATGTAGCGACATGCAACTCTTCAAGTGTTGCGTTTGAAATACCTAAGTTATTTGCACGAACACGTCCTTCATTTGATAGCGTAGTGTCTTGTTTCCACTGATACAGGTCTTCTTCTGTTTTAAAACAATTTAAAAGTTTTTTTGCATAAACAAAAGAACAGCCTAATGTTTGTTGTATAAAACTGGTTTCATTATGCCCTACACCACAGGCTTTGCAATGGAATACCCTATCTTGAGTATTCACATGGGCAGATGGATTAGATTCAAGATAAGGCATTCCGTTAGCAGTGCGGTGTGTAAAAGGACAAGTCACATTTACTTCAACAGCTGCACTGCTTATTCCGAAATAATCCTCAAAGAACATTAATATTCTTCAGCGCTATCTAAAGCATCTGCTGCATTAATGGCAGGTGCATCTGCATCTGTTGGAGCAGGTACAGTATCTTCTACCATAGCAAGAGGGTCTGTTGATGCTGTATTAGCAGATGTCAATGCTGCCCACTCATTGATATTATAATAAATTTCATGTTCAAAACTATTTACAGTATTACGTTTTCCATACTGTGCGTTGTCTTCAACAGTTACATCAACGATAAATTTTTTACCGTTAACAAGTTTGCAAAGGTCGCGAAGTTCAAAAGAACCGCTAAGGTTTAAATTAAGCGCAGTCAAAAAACGCTGCAGCTTGTAACGAAGGAACTCTTTCTCAGACTCCATCTGCATGTCAAAGAGTTTACCTGTAACACCGGAGCCGTTATTCAAATCATACTGTAAACTAAGATAGTCTGCACCAGTGTTTGTACTTTTTTTCATTTCTGCTTTTACAATCGTTGCCATATAATATCCTGCAGGCAATGTGCTCTGCGGTTTTGTACTAGGCAAAGAGTCATAGTTAATAGCCATATTAATTCTCCTTGTGATTAGTCAGCAATTAGCTGCGAATATAATTGTTTTAAGATAGGAAGTTCAATTTCAGAAAGCTTCGCATCTTTTACACCAGCTTCATCCTTTAGTACAGGCCATATAGTCTTAGCACTTGTGTTAGTGTCTAAGATTTCTGTTACAGCCTTAACATAGTCTTGACGCTGTTGTTCGAGTAAGGTTTCAATAGAGACACCTTCTGCAAGATATTGTCTGAGTTGTTCGCATAAAGCGGGAGTGAACTCATAGGTTTCACCTTCAGCAAGTATTGCATAACGTGACTTAATTACCTTAGCTCTGGGGTTACGTTGTGGATTACCTGAACCGGGGTTTTCCATATGAAGCACTAAGTCAGGTTCATATTTTAAACCTTCCTGTTGTAACTGCTGTTCACCAATAGATACAACTTCGTTCTTTTCTTTAGATTTATTATATTGCATATCGAATTTTTCTTTAACACGAACAGTTGTAATAATGTGACATCTGTGGTCACGAATAACATCTATTAACGCTTGCTTCTCAGCAGATACTTCGGGCTCACCCCATACGCGATAGTTATCCATACGTGGGTTCTTGAGTTTAATTTCATTAACCTTATCAAGAACGCCTCCCTTAGCAGTCCACATGTGTGTAACGCTGTCAGAGATAACTACATCTGCACCAGCTTTAACAGCTGCATCTCTAAGATAAAGGTAATTGCTTGGAGCATAACCATCTTCAGATGTTAACTGTGTACCATAGAACTGGCCAAAGGTTTCACCCCAAGAGGTGGGTATACCTATGAACAAGTTCAAGCTACGGTTTTCGGTATCAACAGTGTACACCTTGTCCCAAGCTTTGATATTAGGTTTCTCTTTAAAGCCACCTGCAAGTCCGTATGCAATCATAAGAGCTAATCCAGATTTACCCTTACCTATAAA